TACCAGTATGATTATTAATATGTGATAAAGTCCACTTAGCAATGTTTCTAGTGGGAACAGTAAAGACAGTTGTCTTAACATTAGCAGTTAGGTTTTTACCTACGGAATGTGGTCTACTCATTTAAGTACCAAGGTTAACAAAGTTATAATAATGAATCCAGCAGTGCCTATAAGAATCTGTTCTAGTCTCTTTAGTCTAGCGTGTATCTGTTCGTATCGAACCTTACAGACTTCTTCGTGGCTTAGGAGTTTTAAATCAGCTTCAGTCATTATTCAGTTCCTTCTGCTGGCTCTGGGGTGTTGCCTTCAGCAAGCCATTTTAAATATTCTTGGTAGTCTGTGTTATCAGGGTCAAATATAAAACTAATTGTTATGCCGTTATCTTTCACAACATAAGCCGCATCAGAGTTATTGATTGTTTTGTATAAGTAGTAAATCATAATTCACACCCAGTCAATTGAATTGCGTTACTTGTATATAGCATTGAACCGTATCCTAATGTTAGTCCAGACGCTACTGTCCCAGTCATAACAAGTGATGCGGTTGTTCCACCAGTAAATGTCAAATTTGTCAAAGACACAGCCGATGTTCCGTTATACAAATTACCCGATACACTTGTGCTAATTCCTGTCGGAGCCGTTCTTAATGCTACAGGAGGATTATAAATACAGTATCCTGTTGTTGTAGATGTAATATAAGCAGGAATATAAGAAGTTGCTGGAATAACAGTTAAGTAGCGTTGGCAAAGTTGTAATTCTGTCCCATACTGTCTGTAATCAAAGCTAGTAGCTGTACTGCCTACCTCTAGCTGAACTCCTGTGATGTAGAAGGTAGCACCGTTTGTGCCGACTACGGATGTTGCTCCTGTGGCTGATGCATACCAAGTTCCAGCCCACGCACCAGCAGTTCCGCTATAAGTAGTGCCTACACCAAGACCAAAACAAACTTTCATTCCTATTCCATTGGTTGTGTTCCATGTTCCAGTTGTATCACCAGTAATTGTTACACTAATTGTTGTCCAAGTATTTGCAGAAGATATTGTGTAAGTAAAAGGATAAGACCTTGTTGAATCTGCATTTTGAACGCTACCACCAAAAGTTCCAGTTAAAGATGAATAAACTTGTGCAGAAATGGTAAATGTTTTTGGGTTTGCAGTTCCAAGTCCTAAATCAGAAAGATTGTATCCCTCTATATATTGTTCTAAACAATAAAAATCAGTAGAACCTAATGATGTTGCGGCAGAAGAAGTAAATTTTAAAGAATTTCTAAATCCATTTGGAACAACAGAAGTTTGCTGTTGCCCTGTTCCTTTGCTTGATGCAGACATGGTAAAACGAAACCTATCTACAGGATAAGTTCCATCATTAGCAGTTATAGAAGCACCAGCATTACGCTGGTCAAAAGTCATCTGTCCATTAATTAAACGATTTTTGAATCCAAAGCTACTATCGGAGTTAAACTCTCCAGCCTGTGTAATTCCATTTGTGCCGTCAATAGTGATAGGCATTATTTCACCTCTATTTGTTTTAACTGCTCAAGCGTGGTCGCTTGGTCAGCTAGTTGGGTAATATCTCTTAGCCGTTGTTTCTCAGCTACGATAGCAGTCGTATCAGCACCCGACTCTAACGCTCTCTGAAACGCTACATCTTGGGCTTGCAATAAAGGTGTACGCTCTGCTCTTAGGCGGTCTTTAGTAATTACCTTGGCTTTGTCAAAATTAATCGTAATCATTCTTGATACTCCCATGCATTACGGAATGTTCGGTCTTCTGGGATGTCAGAAACATCAACAATTTTAAATGGCTTACCTGCTGGTACATCTTTAGCGGCAAGTTGTTCAATAGTTAATCCGCAATCGGCAGGAACAATAATTGATACACCGCCTTCATCATTTGGAAAAATTATTCTTTGATTCATTTATATCTCCTAGCGAAATACTGCAACATTAACAAATCCACAATCATAAAAATTATTATCTGTAGAAGCAGTTGCTATTCTAAATGCAGATGTTGTTGGCGATGTTGTTCTGTTAGGCGATAAAATAAGATTGTAATTTGCTGTACCTATATTAGCGTTGCCTGAATATGCGTAATTTGCATCAGGCATTGCAGTTGTAAAGTTTACTGTGTAATCACCAACACCATTATCTGTAATTGAACTTACATTACCACTTGCACGAATTGTATTAAAATTTAATGTGCAATTTCCGCTAGTCGTTCTTGATGTTACTGAAGTTACTACAAACACATTGGCATTTGTTACAGAAGTTACTGTAAATAATTCTGCAGTTGCTGTTCCTGTTTGGAATGTTATGTAAACAGAAGTTCCCACAGTAAGCCCATGACTTGTTACTGTTATTGTTATTGCAGTACCGCTTTGCGAATATGTACCAGTAAGGTTGCTATTACTAGTGCCATTAAAGTTAACCCAAGCACGACAGCCGTATGCAATAGCAACAGAGCCGTAGCCTGAGTTAAACGATAAATCACCGCTAACAGATTGTGTGCCAGTTACAGATGCCCCAGTAGAGGTAACACCTAAGACAGTAGTGCCGTTACTTTGTAATTCAATTATTCCACTTGTATCAGCACTCTGAACCAGCCCTGTGGTTGTACTTGCATTTAGTGTGACAGCCATTATGCTGCTCCCTTCGGATACTTAGCTTTGACCGCCAAGCAGTCAGCAATGTATTTATCAATCTGTGCTTGGTCACCCTTTACTACACCATCAATGTAATCGGTGATGGGTGGGTATTCTGATGCTCTTTTAGCTTTGTAAGCGTCAGGGTCTTGCCAAGAGTTTACTTGGGCTAGGTCAATTTCAACCTTGTTGCGTTGTGCATCAAAAGCACCTGTGCCGTCATCAACAGTAACGACTTGTGGGTATAGTTTATATATAGCTTTATGGTTCATGCCGCAATCTCCATAACAGTTATTGATGATGCTGTTCTTGCTATATCGCTTGTATTAGTATCAGTAATAGACCTGTTTATAACAACAGGATTAGAACCATAACTTGAACAAATTTGTACTTTATAAGTTGTTGCTGATGTAGTTATTGGCGAATCTAAAAATGTAAAAGCTATTGCTTGTGCAAGATTATTGTCAGAAGTCATGTTTGTTGTTGTTGCTTGTATTCTGCTTCCAGCACTATCACCAACATAAATTGCAGTTGAATTTCTTACTAATCTAATAAGCAATCCTGAAGCACCTGAATTTCCACTACCACTTAATGTAACCATAACAAGAATTTTATTTGTTGCACTTGTTGGTGTAATTGAAACAGAAACACCAGTTACATCAACATAAGTTAATGTACTTGTTGTAGAAAAAGTGTCTGTTTTAACTGTTTGAAGAACTTGCAAAACGCTACCTACTGGTAACTGTGAACTAGTAACAGAAGATGCAGAAGTCAAAACAGTACCGCTAGTAGTCGGCAAAGTTAATACAGTAGTACCAGCAACGGCTGGTTCTTGTAATGTAACGCTACCTGAAGTGCTTCCTTGAAGTATGATGCTCATAATACTACCCACCTTTGTCCACTAGCAATTGTGACAGTAAAACCGCTATTGATTGTTATTGGACCAACTGATAAGCAGTTGTTTCCAGATGTTGTTGTAATGTTTTCAGCAATCGTAGTACTGTTATAAGCAATTGCTTTAGTAGCAGCAGAGCCAAAGTATTGACCACCAGCAACCGCAGCAGTAGTTACTGAAGTAAGTAAACCTTTAGCACTTACTGTGATAACTGGAATAGAAGAAGAACTTCCATAAGTATTAGCAGTGACACCAGAGTTATCTAAGGAGATTGCAGGAGTTGCACCACCAGAAGAAGAGATAGGTGATGTTCCTGTTACTGAAGTTACACCTGATGCAGGTAATGCAGAAGAAGTCCAGCTTGTTCCGTTGCCGATAATAGCATAGTTGTTTGTAGGAGTTAGCCCAGCAATTGTTGCTAAGTCAGCGTCATAGGCTTGAACATTAGTACCAATCGCTAAACCTAAATTAGTTCTAGCAGTACCAGCGTCTGTTGCACCTGTACCGCCATTAGCAAGTGGTAGAGTACCGCTAATGTCAGCAGTACTAATATCTAAAGCATCCCAAGAAGGATTAGTTCCGTCAGTTTTAAGATACTTACCTGCATTACCAGTCTGTGAAGGGGTAAAACTTGCAGCTAATGTTGCACTATTTGCAGCAGCAGTAGCAGAGTTTGCTGCAGAGGTAGCACTGTTGGTAGCGTTAGTCGCAGAAGTACTCGCTGAAGAAGCTGAAGTACTTGCGTTAGTGGCTTGAGTTGTAGCAGTAGACGCAGAAGATGATGCACTAGAAGCTGAACTACTTGCATTAGATGCTGAGGTGCTTGCTGAAGACGCTGAAGAAGCTGCGTTAGTTGCTTGGGTGGTTGCAGTAGCAGCTGACGCAGCAGCGTTAGTAGCGGATGTCGAAGCTGCACTAGCAGAACTTGCAGCAGCAGCTTGAGCAGTCTCTGCATTGGTTTCAGCAGTCTCTGCGTTAGTCTCTGCAGTTTCTGCATTGGTCTCTGCTAACTCAGCGTTAGTTTCTGCTAGTTCTGCAGCAACCTGTGCTGCCTCTGCAGCAGCTTGTGCAGCGATAGCAGCGTCTTTAGCAGCGAGGGCTAAGAGTACTTCACTTGCAGCGTCTTGAGTAGCATCGCCTGAACCACCGGGTCCTCTATAGATTGCCAAGGTCTATCTCCTTATTTGTTTAAATACACTCATAAAATGTACTTAAACAAACTCCCTAGCCGAAGCTAAGGAGCTTGAGTTGCCAATATTAGGCGTTTACAGCTAAGATAAAGCCAGTTTCAGGACGTAGTGTCTTTGTACCGAAGAGGGTGTCTGCGGTATAGAGAGTGGATAAATATTCCTGTTTGTACTGAACTTGTGAACGAACACCTAGTTGCTCAGCAAGAACCATCGTATCTTTGTGAGCCAAGATAGCTGCTTTGATGTCGCCACCAGCGGTTGCAGTGTTCTCAGCATCTGTTTCAATGACTGGGCAGTTGCTGGTTACATAGATGTCGATACCATACAACTGACCGATCTGACCGTTGTTTACACCACGACCATCAACGAAATCAGAGCTGTTGTAACGATCAATACCCATGATAGCTGCACGCAGTGATGGAGGAACAGCGAAGAAGCGACCATCCATTGGAGTGTCAGCATCATCCATCAACTTGATCAAGGCACGGAAGCCAGCATCAGTAAATACGTCAGCAGGAACTACAGTATCCGCAGCGTAAGCTGTGAGACCAGTAGAAGCGTCGATGTAATAGCTGTTGCTATGAACATAGGTTGTAGTACCGTTACCAAAGGTCTTGGCTAAAGTAAACAATGTGTCGTCAACTTTTTTAGCCAAAGCATAACCAGCGTCGTCAGTGTAGAAACGACGTAGTGATGCCAAAGCCTGAACTTCGACGATGTCCTCGATGAAACGTGAGTACTCGAAATGCTGGTCAATAGAGACTAATACTTCGGTCTCGGTGTCAGCTTGGATGGTAACTGTTGTGTTTGCAGCTTTAGCAGTTGCTACACCACGAGTTGGTTTAGGAATATGAAGAGTGTCACCCTTCTTACCACGCATAGACATCTTGTTAACCAAGTTAGCTAATACGAGGCTCTTTTTGTAAGCAGCTACTACTTCGTCACTCCAAATTTCTGGAATAAACTTATCTGCTTGCGTTTTTGCTACGATTGAACCGGATCCACCGGGGTATGCTGCTGTTGCCATTTTATAAATCTCCTAAATTATTAAGTTTCATTTAACTCGCCCTTCGTTATAAGCCGCAAGAATTTCGTCTTGCAATGCCATGTAACGATCTGGGTCTGTCATTCTCAGTTTGATAAGGTCAGCTCTTCGATAAATCTTTCTAGTGCTTTCTCCGCTACCGCCTGTATCGACTGCTGCTGCACGTAATGCTGTATCTTGAGTTTTAGCCTGTGCTTCTGCTGCTTGGGTCTTCTTCTCGTTAGACTGAGTACCTTTAATCGCCTTGTAG